TTTCTTCGTTGTCCAAATAATAATAGTTGGCGTAAACATCGTAGTTATAGTTCGAATTCACACCGTCCCCCCAATAAATGCGCAATTCCACATTGTGATAATGCAAAGCAACTATCGGTAGAGCACACTGCGGGCCTTCACAAAAGAAGAACCGAAGTGGATAAAAGTAAGAACGGGAGCTCGTACCACCTGGGTGTGGACCATTTGAACTCTTCGTGACGTTTTGAGCGAATGTATCTATGGCTATGTTCTCTGTAAACGCGGAATCTTGAGAATCTATGAGGTGTCCACCGATATAAAGCTCAACTTTATTTATAATTTGTGACCAATCAGCTTCATCTTTGGCCTCGTTGTTATCATCCATACATATAAATACGTATCCAAGCATATCGCCGGTCTTCTCAAATTTCACTGATGACATGGAGTTACTTTTCACATTCCCCTGTAACAGTTGTTTTTCAACGGACTGTGAAAAATTTGAATGCCGTTTAAACGTCGACGAGAAAAATGAAATCTCTGGCTCACCCATGATGTGTTCATCTTGGGCTCCGATGGCTATCAATTGCACGACACCCGCCGACATTTATAATAATAAAAGGTAAAAAATGTACGTACCTAACGCCCCGACTCCACGAAGGGCATATTCCTATTTTTGCAGACAAATCTAAAAACTAAAAAGTTGTCGGCGCCATCCGTGATGGTGGTGCCATTTTCATCTCTGAGCGTAAACGTCAATCTATCGAGTTTTCTGATTGGCGTGACATACTGAGATAACACGTCGTATTCGTTTTTGAATACGATTGGATTGGAACCACCCTGAATCAATGTACCGAAGCCATTGTTCAAAGTCGTCATGTCCGCTTGACCTTCAAAAATATTAGAAGTTCTTTGTGCGAAATTAGTGTTTAATTCATTGATCGATATGTGACACACATTAGAACCAACTGCATCAATTCTAGCGGCAGAGAGCCGAGCTTGAACGATATTTTCCAATGGTTGCGTGAGATGCACAGTGAAAGTATTTTTACTATCTTGGCCGATGGTATCCACCGTTATGGAATGATACTCGTACTCAAAATCTGGTAATTGTGTGCGCGTCGCAGTCACAAGACTCATTTACAATAACTTAGATTAAAGATCCACCAATTCCGCCGACAATCTTCGCGTCAGCGCTTCTGCGAACGAACGCTTGGTCACCACAGATACCACCTGGAGACAAGGACTTGGTGTAGTACGCGGAGTCCTTGGATCCTGGAACACACTCGATCTTGTGCTCCAAGTCAAAAATGGATTCGGCAGCGCCTTCGGGGGCTGGTTCGATGTTGATTGGTCTGGGCTGGTACTCACTGCGAACACCCGCGAAGGTCACGAGGACCGACAAGAGGCAGAACACAATGACGATGGCCGTGAGGGTGTTTCGGTTTGTGGCGTTAAGCTTCATTTATTATGTATCCAACATTTTTATATAAAGTGCGTTAAAGAATTTGGATTACTTTCAAAGTACAGAGTAATGGACGGTGAAATCGTACTCGACCGGAGTCATGGTCATGTCATGAAACTAGATGATGATGAACAGGCGCTGATGGATGAGATTGAGATTGAAGCCCCGCGTCCACGTTCTGCCAAACTTGTACCCAAACCAAGTGTGTATCGCCCACCACAGCGTGCGGCACCAGAAGTTCAAGAAGACATCGATGCCTTCGCGAATCCAACGAAACAGAGTGCTCCTCCACCACCACAAGACGAACCAGTCGATTACGGTGAATACGAAGAGGAATACGAGCAGCAGCCATACATGCAGGGTGATTACGCCATGCAAGAAGAAGAACGTCCGTCTCCTGGATACAAGAGCATAGACGAGGAGAAGGCGGATCTCGTAAACAAACTCAGTCGCCTCGAAAAGAAGGGGTTCACTGTGAATAAGCGTCTCAATGTGTACTCGAACATTGATGATCTTAGAACCGAAGTGAAGAGAATTACATATAGTATCGATGTAGACAAGTCTGTCAAGTTCTCCAGGCGCATGTTGATCGCGTGTGTCACGGGTCTCGAGTTTTTGAATAAGAAGTACAATCCATTCGAGATTCAACTCGAAGGCTGGTCTGAAAACGTGATGGAAAACGTAGACGACTACGATGAGGTGTTTGAAGAACTTTACGTCAAGTACAGAACGAAGATGCACGTCGCTCCAGAAATCAAGCTCGTGATGATGCTCGGTGGTTCGGCGATGATGTTCCACTTGACGAACAGTATGTTCAAGTCTGTCATGCCTAACATGAATGACATTCTCAAGCAAAATCCAGGACTCGTGCAAAACATGGTGGATGCCGTGAAGAACACGACACCGAGAGGTGCGATGGAAGCGCCATCCAGTGAACCATCGGGTGAACGCTACGAAATGAAGGGTCCTGGTATCGATATATCCAGCTTGATGGGTAACATCATGATGCCCCCGACACCACCCATGTCTACGTCGGCTCCACAGCCGATCCCGCAAGTGGACGACGATGACGACGATGCAATTTCCGACATCGTAGAAGCCCCAGAAGAAGTTGAAGAGGAAGAGGACGTCAAGGAGGTCAAGGTCTCAGGAACCACTAAGGGAAAGCGTGGTCGTAAGAAGAAGTCAGTAGAAATAAATTTGTAAGCGTACAGTATAAATGATAGGGTACTGTCCCATCGAGGAAGAGGCGCCAGTGCGCCAAGTCCCTCAGATGCGTGCTCCATCTCAGAGAGCTCCGGTGAGGGGTTCTCGAATGGAAGACACGGAGACGAACTATGTGGTCTTATTCTTTATCGCGGGCGTTCTCGCACTCGCCGCTATGGATTCTATTAAAAAGTAAACAACAACCTTTTACCATTCACACAGCACGTGAATGGTAAAAAGAGAAATTTAAGCGTTTTCAAGTTCTTCGACCATTTCCCGGAGTTCATTGATCGCGGCGACCGTGTATGATATCAGCCCCACGTAGTCTAGTTTTGCGTGTTCTTCACCCCAATCTTCGTAGTTAGGTTCGTTCTTCGTTTCGTTCGGGTGTGCATCCTTCCCGAGCTGTACCAAGTGTCTCAGTTCTGGAGCATCGTAGTAGATGTCTTGTGCGATGAAACCGGACTCCGTGAGTCCATTCTTTTCGTACACATACGGTTTCAGTTTGGAAATCGTGTCTAGGGAATTCACGATGATCTCGGAGTTTGATTTAGCTCTCGCATCAGATGTTTGGGATACTGTTATGTTTGTCAAGTTACTTCCATCGCCGTAGTAAAATTCGGCAAATATGTTTCCGTTTATTACCAAATTGCCACCATTTGCACCGCGATCCGTGTAATGACTTGTTCCGAATGATATATCGTGTTGTGGATTCGTATTGTGAAATCCAATTCTCCCGGTTGTATCAGATGTATAACTTTCTGTTATGTAATTAACCGATACACACGCGGTTACTGGATTAACCCATGTGGGAAGTCCGGTTGTTTGATCTACGGCTAATAATTGACCCGCAGTACCTACAGGTAAGCGTTCGAGTGTATCTGTGGCTGAAGCGTATATTATATCACCAGTTTGAAATCCAGAAATACCACTCGTAGAGCTCAATATGATGTTACTTTCTAAACTCGTCAATGTAGATAAAATACCTGTTATAGCGGGTAATGAATTGACATCCGTCCACTGGGGTACACCGGTACCACTCACAGTGAGTACATTATCTTGTGTCGCACTTATACCAAGATTAGACAAATTTCCACTCGTAGATGCGTACACTAAATCACCTTTACTGAAATCGGATGTGATACCAGACGTGTTTGTTATGATCTTTTTTTGATTGAGTGTATTTATCCTAGATGAATTATCATCTAAATCAGTTTGTGATACGATCGATGTCAGGTTAGAACCATCGCCATAAAAAACACTCGCTGTAACGTTTCCAGATACCGAAACGTTTCCACTCGTTTCAAACGAGGTTGTAGGATTTGAAAATGTAACACTATCTGTTGTGGTACTCCCTCTCGTGGTGACCTGTTGGAGTGTGGGTGTCACGGTTCCCTGACCGGATAAATTAGACAATTGTGAGCCGTCACCTATGAGGTATCCACCCACAGTCAAATCCCCACCTATTTCTATATCGTGAGTCGTCGTTCTGCCGTTATCTGTGACACTCTGAAGAGTTACTGACGAAAGATCTATACTAGGACCAGCTGGACTTTTCGCTGTATCTCTTCCCGTCGAACAACACGGCATTCTAAAATTACTTTTTATTATTTTTGAGTCTTTCTATGCGCTCTCTTAGTTCTTGAATTGATTTCACCACATAGGATATGAAATGTAGATACCTTAAACACGCGTGACGTTTACCCCAATCTGAATAATCTGGTTCGGGTGCGTCATCATTTGGGTTGGCATCTCTACCCAGCCACACGATGTGTCTTAATTCTTTTACATCGTAGTACATTTCCTGTGCGATGAATCCAGATTCGCGTTTGTCATCTTTATCATATAACTTTGGTACAAGTCTACTCAATTTATCTAGCGCATACGAAATATTTTTAAATTTTGATTTAAGTCTAAAATCACTATACACATCTAGATACCCATATTTTCCATATACACGTGTAAGTCCAGAAAGACCAAATGTGGTAGAACCGGGTACAGTTGAGGTTTGAGGAAATACTAATTTACTCCCATCACCATGTAAAAATTCGGACCTAATATCTCCTAAAACGTACAAGTGAAACTTTACTCCAGATGGATGCTTATCTGAACCAGTCCCATCGTACGAAATTCCGCTATCTTGATAAAATCCACTTTTTGAAAATCTTGCTGTAAAGTAATTTGTGTTCTGATTTACCTGTATTCTATCAGTCCATGTTCTTATTCTTTGACCTTCTGTATCAACTCTTAAACTTATACCACCTCCATCAGTGAAAATGGGTGGAATTCTTAATTTAAATGGGTCAGATATGTAATCATCTTCTAGATCATTAGTTGGATGTAACCACATTACATTTTCACCCCTTTCGTCTACTCGCAAAATGCGACCCCACCCGGTACCATAGGCTCCAGTAGTGAGATGTGTATTATCCGCAGTCGTTTCTCTCGCGAGATTTCTCAAATCACCGGTTTCGTGTCCGTATAGTATATCACCCGTATTCATAGATGTTAAGTTATTTGTGTTAGAAAACATGGGATTGTTTATTACTGATAAAGCTCTTCCGGGTACATCGGTAACATCTTCTATATCCGCCCACTCGGGATGTTCAGTCGTTGTATTAGCGAATAACACTTGATTTGTTGTACCTATGCTTAGTTTGTCTAACACGCCATCACTCGTAGACGCGAGTAAATCACCCTTTGTAACGTCCGTGAGTCCACTCGTATTTGTGATGATGATATTAGACTCCGTCGCCGTTATTTTAGAATCAAGTGCAGAGAGTTCATACACATTCGCCACCCCGTCTAAAAACTCACCGTTTCCAATGAGTTCTGAACACGTGACGTTTCCGTTCACGATCACGTTTCCATCGGTGTACACGTCTGAAAATGACACTTTATCACTCGTAGAAGCGCCGTATCCTGTGACCGCTTGTAAGTCGGGTACACCGGGATTACTCGGGACGTTTGTCACAAAACTTCCATCGCCTATAAATAACCCATCTGTCGTGACACTTCCATAAACTTCCACGTCATGAGTAGTCGTGTTACCATGTGATGTCACCGTTTCCAAATCTATGATTATTTCATATGGGTCGTAATATTTCTTATACGCCCGCCCATAATCTACACACGGCATCTTGTAATTAGGCTACAATTTTATCAAACACTGCCCTCGCGCGAAATCGTCTGGTTCTTCTTCTTTCATCTTTGGCATTTTGAAGCCACCCTGTTTATACACCCGTAGACGTTTGTTATACATGGCGTGACACACGGACCACTGGTCGAAGATGTCGTAAATGTTTGGGTTGTTCTTCTTTCCTTTCGTCTCACGCATGATTCTGCCTATGGACTGGACGATATCCGATTTAGGGGTCGCGAGAATCACCGTGTCGAGCGTCGGTATATCCAGTCCCTCGTGTGCCTGACTAAACGTCGCGAAAATGATCTTTTTCTTACTAGATTCCGTGAGTTCTGATTCTTTCATACCACCCATGTAGAGTCCGGACGTTTTTGGAAAACACTGTTGAAGCATCATGCAGTGTTGACGACGGTCACTCAACACGAGTAATTGTCTAGTACCCTTCGTGATGCGTTTAATCAGGTCGACTAACATCTTGTTTCGGTCGCGGTTCTCTGAGAGTTCTGTGATCATCGTGGAGAGTGAGAGCTTCCCGAATCGCGTACATGGCGGAGGGTCTCTGAAACGGGGACACTCAAACTCAATTGGAAACACCTCCACGTCTTGTTGATTCTCCCGTTCCACCGCAAAAAATGTGGGACCCATGAACCAGTGAAGCACCTTCGTGAGTCCATCTTTCCTGTTTGGTGTCGCCGACAAACCGAATATGTGATTGGGACACATCTTAAACAGGGATTGACTAAACACCTTCGCGCATATGTGATGCGCTTCGTCTACTATGACCGTGCCTATGCTGTCGAAATCACCAAACGAGTATTCCTTAAGGGATAGAGACTGTAACATGGCGATGACGAAATCACACTCAACCTCTTTCTTGTTTTGTTGTACACGACCGATGGTCGCACCCGGACAAAACTGTTTGATGCGTTCTTCCCACTGATTCGCGAGGAATTCCTTGTGCACGATGATCATGGTTCGGTACCCGAGTTTACACGCGATGGCTAATGAAACGGTGGTCTTCCCGAACCCGCACGGTAGGCTGAGGACCCCGTGACCTGCGTCAATAGCCGCAGCAAGTGCGGCGTTCTGATGGGTGGCGTCCCGGAGAGTTCCATGGAATCGGGTAGAAATTCGTGTAGGCACAGGTCGCTTATCCTCCACTGGTTCTCCCAGTTTACTAGTTCCGTAGTATCTTGGAACGCAGATTCCGTTCTTAGTTGGTCTAAATACCTTGAAAGGGGGAGGAGGAAAGCCAAAATCATCGTTGACGATGGCCCTTACCGTGAGCTCCTTTTTTATTTCTGGAGGTGGATTGTTTACGATGTATCCACTCCGCGTGAGCATTCTAATGTATTAAAGGGTAAAAACTTTAATAGACTAGAAACATGCCCGTTCTTAACGTGGAAGAGAATATTGAAAAGATTTCGAATGATCTCGAAAAGTTGCATCAAGAAATTTATAGACTACAAGGAAGTCTTCGTGTCTTCTTGGGATTTAAGGAGGCTGGTCTAGAGGAGATTGATGTCA